CGGCGGCTTGTATTATTTGGGGATCTCTTATTATTATTCCAGCATATTGTAATATTCTTAATATAATCTCAGTTTGTTCTGATTCATGAAGTTCAAAATTTCTTGAACCTGTAGCTGGTACTGCTGCTGGATTATAAGCGCTGTTGTCATATTGATATTGCCCTAAGGTACCCACTGTAAATCCCCACACAGGATTTAAAGGTTTTTTAATATAATCAACTTGTATATTGCTAATTATAATTGTTGGTCTAACATAAAGTAAATTATTTTCATACAAATATGTTGGAAAAGTTGTTGTGGCTTTAGTTAATTTTGATTTTTCTGAAGTATAAAAATCATTTCTTTGAAGTCTTTGAACAAGAACTTCATTATTGTGCGTTACTTCTCCTAGTCTGTAAAAATCAACAGCAATTCCATAAGAATCTATTGTTGGTAAAGCAAAAGGTTTATCAGTGGTAGTTGCCAAAGGCTTATACTCAGCATTACCAAATGTTTTAAATATAGCTATTTTTTCATCTATATTTTCTACTCTATCAGAATAATTAAAATCTGTTTGTGGCACACGTATTTGTTGATTTAAATCTTCAAAGTATTTTTCAAATACTTCAAGTTGAACTTGAGTACCCACTGAATTAAATTCATCAGGGGTCATATAGCCTCTTTGTTCTTTATTTAATATCAACAAAACTGTTTGATATACAGTATTTACATTTATTGCCATTGTTTATTTTTTGTTATATAATAATAGAGCCGCCAAAAGACGGCTCTACATATTATAAATATTACACGTTATGAAAGTTTTTTCTCTATAGATTTATAAATTTCTACACCTTCATCTGTTTTAAAGAATGCTGCCATAGCTGAATATGGATTTTCATCAAAAGGAACGTTAATTAATTTTCTATTATTAGAAGCCCAATTAAATGTTCTTTGATCCTGAGATAAAGATATAATACCCGCTTCAGTAGCATTTATAGCAAGATTTCTAAGTTGTACATTATCGTCATTAGCAAGATCTATGAACAGCTCTGCGTTACGCTGGGCAAATAGTATAAGATCTCTTCTAATCTCCTTAGAACTCATCTCAGATACCTTAGATCCAATCTCAACTCTTAATACAGCTTCTGCTATATCAATATCCATTTCTCTAGCCATGTTTAAAGCTTCAATAGTTATTACTAAATCGTCTAATTCATCATGCGCTATTTCAACTGGATCAAATTCTTTATATTTTACATTTTTAGTAGGATGGTATAAAGAAAGCATTTTTTGTAAGTTTTGATTTTGCTTACCAACACTTAGTGTACCATTGTGAAAAATAATATGACCTAATGTAGCTTCTCCTTTTTGATCTTGTACAAATACGGAGTTTTGATTAGTTGCATATCTTAATTCTTTTTGTTCGCCTGATTCTTCATCAAACCAAAGCAAAGGATACTTAGCGCTATGCCTCGCTGGTATTGTATATGTTATTGGAGAATGATGTCCAAGCAAAGTATACGTTCTATCTTTAATTTCCCAACTAGGCTTTTTAGGCTGTTGAGTAGTTTTAGTAATTGGTTTTTCAATTGTTTGAGTTGCAACCTCAACATCTTTTACTGCTGTGTTAGCTTTTTTAGCCATGATATAATAAAATTAAATAATTAAAAAAATAAAGCAAGGCGCCAAATATATGACGCCTTATCTTTATCAAAATACTATGATGCAGTAAACAATACAAAATTGTTAGCACCTTGTACACATAAACATCTTTCAGATAAGAAGTGAACTACCATAGAGTCAATTCCTGTAGTGTAAGCACCACCGGCAGAACCTGTAATCCAAGATTTCATTCTTCTATCTTCTGTTTCAGAAGCTCTATAACGTACGTGTAGGAATGGTCTACGAATGTTAGATCCTAAAATTTGATCGTAAACTGTAGATGTACCTGCAGGAATAAGAACTCCATCAATACCTGAAACCTGTACTCCACCTCTTGTAGAAGCATCGTTAAGATATTTCCAGTCAGTTTTGTAAAAGTCGTAAGAACCTCTTCTAAATCCTGAGAATCCAAGATTCAAAGCCATTTCTTCAGAGTTTTCAAACAATCCAAAAGCAGTACCTCCTTGTACTCCTGATGAAATAGCACCTAGCATATCATCAAAATCCAAAGAAGTTTTTCTGTTTAAGAAAAGCATGTTCTCTTCAATAGCCCCTTGAGTATCAAGATTCTTAAGAATACTGTCAAATTCTCCAAGACCAGCAGTAGCACTAAAGTTGTTTAGTACATTACCTCTAGTATTGATAGCAGCAAAAAGACCTTCAGTTCCACCAAAAGTAGGAGCAAGACCAGCGACTGCAGAACCTACGGCAGCAAGTTCACCTTCAACCATTGCCATTTCAAGATAGTCTTCAAAACGTAAACGAGTTTCAGATTCAGCTTTTAGATACCATAGGTAACCTGAAGTTCCATCTTCTGTAGCTACTTCAATCCATCCAATTTGAGCCATGTCAGATCCGTTAATTTCGTATCTGTCCTTAATAATAATAGGAGAGTTGTTAAATTGAGTGAAAGAAGGAGTAATGCTTGTAATGGTATTATCATTTGTTCCTTTTCTGTATTCAGAACCGTAAACAAAGATTTTAAGACCAGCAAGAGCAGCTCCAGCTGCACCTAAAGTAGTTGCTACACTAGCACCAATATAAGGAGCAACAGTAATTGTACCAAGAGCAGAACCAGCAGCATTAGAACCTGCACTAGCTGTAACTAAAGCTTTTACTTCTAGTCCATTAGTTGGATTCATAATAACGATAGTATCTTGCACTGAAATTACGTTGTCTACAAATGTAGGACCTGCAACGGCCACAAGTGGAAAAGTTAAAGTGTTGTCACCACCAGCAGCGGTTTTAGTAACTCCATTGTAAGCAACATGTAATCTATTCTGTTCTGACCAAATAACTTGATCTGAAGTCATAGGCATTTCTGCTCCAACCATACGAAGGAATCCAGAAAGTGTTCTATTCCCATAACGCTCTACTTCTTGCTCATATATCTCAGGAAGATACTGTTGCGCAAAAGAGGAGAAGTTAGCTCCAGCAGCGTTTGTGAATTGTAAATAATTTGTTGAAAGAGCCTGTTGTTGTTGACTCGGTGTAATTGCCCCAAAGCTTGGGATGACATTTGCCATAATTAATTAATTTTTAATTGTTAAATTTTCTGTTTTTAATTTTAAGTTTTGAAGAGTCTACGCCAGAAAGCGCTTTTACTTTTAATCCATTAACAAAAACATCACCACTAGCAGTTTGCCTAGGTTCTGTTGTTATATTTTTAGACTTAGCAATTTGTTCTTTAATAGCATCGGTTTTACCTTGCTCATAAAAATGACTTGCCATAGTATCAGCATTTCTAGCAGCATAAATAGCTTTGTGATAACCAGCGGGGTCTTTCATATTACCTTTTTCGTTAAGGAACGTCCCTACAAATTCAGATAAATCCTTTTGTTTATCAGCAACTGCAGATGGATCTTTAACGCCATACTTAAAATTTTTATCTCCTAATTTAAAATCAAAACCTTTGAAATCATTAGAAAAATAATTATTAGTACTTTGCATAAAGTCGTCTCTGACTAATTCGTTAGCTTTTTCGTCTTCTTGGTATCGGTTAAAAAAGTCAGTAGCTTTTTGTTGATCTTGAGTAAGTCCGGGTCTCAACTTGATTTCCTCGTAATATTTACTTTTAGTATCTTCTAAAAAGTTTTTGGCTTTTGCAACTTCTTCTTTAAACGCAAGTTTCTTTTTGCGTATATCTCTATCTTCATCTAATTCTGCATCATAATCAAAGTCTTCTAATAAAAGACTTACATCTTCTGAATCTAAATGAGGTTTTGTTTGTTTATAATATTCTTTAATTAATGTAGTATTATCTACTGTAGAATAATCCGCATTTAATCTAGCATAATCATTTACATCTCCACCAGTTTCTTTCATAAACTTTAAAAGTTTATCTACTCCTTCTGGTAACTCAGGTGCGGCAGACTGAGAATCAATAGTTTTTATTTTTGCTTCTAAAGGTTCTTCTGTTTTAACTTCTTCAACTTTATCTATTTGTTGTAATGGAGAATCTTCTACTTCTTGTTCTTCAATTTTTTCGGTAATAATTGGCTCTTCGGTGTTTCCTTTTCCCACTTCTTCGCCATTTCCGGATGATTCATGTACATCCAATTTCGCTGTGCTTGACTCTTGAACGGCATCTTTTTGTTTTTTTAATTCTTCGTTAGGAATAATAACTTTTTGTACTGAAGGCATTACAACACCTTGTTCGTTTCCTGGCTTTGTTAAATCTAATTTAGTTATGTTACCTTCTTGGTTAACTAACTTTTTTGGAGTTCGCTTTTTAATTTTAAACTCTCCTTCTTGTTTTACTTCTGTTGACATGATATAATAAAATTAATTAATAAAAATTACGACGGCCCAAATTGTTCTAAACCAAATCCATCTAAATTATCATTTCCTGATGATTCAAAATTTTTGGGTAATAAATCGTTTTGTCTTTGATCTATAAGTTCTGATTGTTGAGTGCCTTGTATTTTAACTCTTTGATCTTTTCGATCTTCTATTTCTTGTTCTTTTTGAGTAGTAGCTTTAGCTTGTATTTGAGCTAGTTGCATTTGATAACTAAACTCTTCAGCCATTAATTGCTTTTTAATTAACGCCTCTTGTTCCATTCTTTGTATTTCGTAATCTGATTTAGCTTTTTCTAATTGCATTTTAGTTTCAGCTAAGGCTTGGCCTTTTTGAACTTCAGCAAGTGCAGCGGCTTCAGAAGCTTTTGCGTTTGCTTCTCCCTGAGCAGCTATATTAGCTTTTTGTATTTCTTGATCTCTTTTTTGTTTTTGAGTTCTTTTTACTTTTAAAAGTTGATTAGCTAATTTAAGATTATTAACTTGTCTTATATCAATAGCGTCTTCTAAATCAATATTACCTTGCTGTAATGAAACTTGAATATTTTGTTCTAATTGTGCTTTTTCTTCTTCATCTGGTTCAAGTTCTAAAAATATTCCAAAATCATGCAAGCATATATTTTCTACTTCTTCTAATGTTGCTACATTAAATGTATTTATACTACTTAATAAAGATTCACGTGTTAATGGGAATTGTAATGCATCATTTACTCTTAAGCTTATGTTTTCTGCAGTTTTAATAGTAATATACATTAAAGATTTTAATATATGTCTTGTGGCTGTATTTGAATTAGCAGCTGCCATTTTTTGCAATCCTACTAAAGCATTTTTATCTGGAGAGCTTCCATCCCTAGCTTCATTTAAGCCGGTTGTATCTCTTATCATTTGTAAATAATACTGATAAGTTTGTATTAAAGCTTGTATTTTTGCAAGACCACTAGAAGATTTTAATTCTTGTATTGGAACTTTACCTCTATTTAATTCACCATCTTGTGTTAAAGATCTTCCAACAATGCTTCCCGTTTGGAAGTACATGTTTAATGCTTCCGCCGGATTGTAATTCGTACCATTACCAAGATCAACCTCAGCTAGACCATCCATATCTAAATACACACCATCAGGAACTACACGAGATAATACTTGTTGTAATTTTAAATGAGTTAATTGAATCATGTCCGCAAAGCTAGTTATTCTATTAACTAAAGAATCTATTTTGCCTTTATACATTCTAGGTGCTGAAATTGCATAACTCATATTAACTTTAGTAGTATCAGAATAAGGCCTAGTCATGTTTTCTGCAAATTTCCATTCTAACACTTTACTCATTCCTAAAACCTTAGCTCCTGTATATAAAACTTCGATGCTACGAGATACTCTTTCAAAGTTATCGTTTTCTGGAGGATCAAATAAATCATCTTTTTCAATAGTTTTTTCAAGACCTTGATCTGTTTTTTTAATTTTAAATACTTGATTTGTATAAGTTTTATATTCAAAAAACAATATTGATACTAAGTTATTATCATCTTGACCTCCATAATTTCTTACATAATTAGTGTTAGCAGGACCTTTATATTTTTGTATTTCTTGTAAGTCTTGGTCTGTTAAATAAGAGAATTGTCTTTTTATTTCAGCTATGCTTAAATTTTTAACTTCTCCTACGTAATATATATCTTCAAAATTAGGATCTTCTGTATAAGAATAAACTATTGCCGCAGGATCTACATAATCAACTGTAACACCTTCCGATAGATTAAAACTTGTTTTTGAAGCCCCAATTCCTAATACTGCTAAATCATATGCAATACGTCTTTGATCTTCTTTATATTTATTAGCAGCAAAAACATTTTCTATTAATTCTTCTTCAGCAATTTCAACAGCTTGTTTGTAATTTAGCTGCATTACTAATTCTAATTCTTCTTTGCTTTTTGGAAGATTTTCTGGATTAGAAGTATTATAAAGATCTGCTCCTGTTGTTTGTTTAATATTTTCAACAAAAGACTGTGAATACATATCTTCCATTATGCTAGCAGCATATCTGGTTCTTTCTTTTAATGCAAATGGATCAGTAGCAAAAGATTTTATTTTATAACCTTTTTCTGTCATGCCGTTCACTACAATATCAACAAACTTAGGAATAACTGGTACTATTTTCCAATCTAAATTTAAATAAGATAAATCACCGTTTATAGACAATTCATTTTTATATTTTGAAACAGGTTGCTCTCCTCTAGCATATAATCTTAGACTATGATAGTTTTGATAATTTTGCAAATATCTATCGCCACCTATATCTTGTTTAAACCATTCGTTTTCAATGGCTTGAGCCACTTGTAATCCATAGTCATAACTATTCTTTACTGAATCTGGTACTACCTGATCTGGGAATGAACTGTTATAATTTGTGTAAACCATTTATTTAAATTATTTTAGATGTAATACCATCATTATTATATTTTTTTATTCCTATATCCATAGGCTTAAAAACTCTTTTAGCAGAAGGTGCGTATTTGTTTTTATTACAAGCCATTATAGCTAATCCTGAACTAATAGAAGCATCATATTTTGTTCTATTATTTAAATTAAACTTAGACCAGTCATTAAGCGTTCTTAAAAAATACATATCACCATAGGCATCATTATTAAATCCTACGTAAGCGTCTATATAGCTTTCTATAGCGGCAGCATGCGCCTGTTTCATATCTTCACTTGAATTTGGCACGCCTCCAATTTCTTTTTCCGTAATAGATAATTTATTATAATTTTTATCAGGTCTATTTATTGAGTATCCTCTATAACCTCTTCTTTTTAAATAATATAATAATCTTGGTTTATTATTTTCCGCAAGTATAGGCATTCCATAAAACACTAAAGCCATTAATACATCTTCAAAAAATGTTTCTGCATTATCAGGTCTTGCAACATATTCTAAAAAAAACATATTAGGCGGAATATCTTCCATAGAAAACTTTGTTAATCCGTGCAAAGATCCTTTAGATCCTCTGCCATCTACTGTGCCTGATATATCATAACTGTCACATCCAAATGCTCCGCAATGTTCATTGCCTGGATGCTTAGCCCCATTTTTTAAAATAATTTTGTTTTGCATGTTATTATCCGGTACCCAGGAAATAAAAAATCTTCCTTTATTGTTTGGAACAAACATTACTTTAGTATCTCGTACTCCGCCAAACCATTGAAAATTACCTTGTGTTATTAAACTTGACTTAGTAATTTCTTCATTATAATCTATTTGTTCGTAAATCTTAGTTAGATTAAATAAAGATTGTTTGGTTTCATCCCTAAATGCATGTTGCATAGTTCTGGGAAATTGTCTATAAAATTCATTTAAAGCATCTTGATCTGTTTTTAAACCATCTACTTCATTTTGCCAATAATCTATTACACCTATATCTACTTCACTTTTATCTATACTAGTTACTGGTGTTTTTGGTGTATCGAATATAGGTACTCCATATTTATCAATGAATCCTTCGTAATTCCATTCCATAGGTATGAACAAAGAATATAATCCTGAGCTAGTCTGACCGTTGCGGTTTCTTTTAGTAACACTTGAATTTTCATATAATCTTTTAAAATTTTCTCCCCCTTTATCTAATGCGTTTGATGTTGATCCCATCATACACTTACCAACTATTCTGCTACCTAGTCTTAATGTAGTTTTAGTTACTCTCCAGTTATTTAATATATTATCAGGTCTTTCCCATTTACCAGATTCATCATGTACTAATAGCTTGAGTTTTTCACCGTCATAACTGTTATCTCCTGTATTCTTCCAGTCAATAGTAGTATCTAATCCTTCAATATCTTTTAACTGCTCGTTTAATTCTATTTTTCTTCTAGTTAATTTCGAGGCAGGGACCCTGTACGCAAGCTCCGTCTTCGGCCTGTCCATCCCGTCTTGTACCGGCTTGAAGAAGAACGGATAGTTCGTGGATATTGGTACAACTTTGTCGGTAAACATTTTTTTTGCATCAGCACCCGTTTTCGATAAAATTCCAAATCTAGCATCGCTTGATATTGTTGCCTGGCTAACAGTCTCTGATGATGCCATGAAGCTAAACCCAGACCGTCTATTCTTGAGGTAGCATATACCGTAACACCTACTGTCGGCCTTACAGGCTTCCCAAAATATGTAGAATAGTCTGTTAGATTCCCTGAACTCTGCGGCCCCAACATCAATCTTGGTCCACTGCAAGTACATGTAATGAGAACCAGTAATGTAAGTAGGGGTGCCATTATTGTAGAACGAAAACCCTTCTTCTCTAGCTTTAAATTCATTCTCTATATAGTTATACCATTGTTCTTTAAAATTGTCAGGATAATTATTCCAATCAAAAACACTTTTAATTTTGCTTAATGCTTTAGGATATTCAAACTTTTCCCAATGCTGCTCAGCTTTTACATTACTTTTTTTATAAGCTTTGTTAATTATTGGTAAACCAATCCGAAAGCCTTGTATATCATATATTGCACCTACAGTGCCATTTTTACTTATAACTACTAAATCATATTCTTTATTATAACCGTACTTAAAACTTTTTAATCTATTTAATCTTTTTAAAGTATTAGGTCTTATGTGATCATCTACTATTGAATATAACGTTTGTTGATACATTATTTAGATCTGCTTTCAGCAAAACCGCCAAATTTATTAGCTTGCTTTGTATTATCTTCTAACATTTTTTCTTCTTGCTCTATTCGAGTTAATATTTCAAACGCATCAAATATTGCTAGTTTTTTAGTTGCAGCAGCATTTTTAAGTCTATCTGCAGATATATCATCACCTGAATCTACAATTGCTTCTTTAGCTACTTTAATTAATTCCTCAACTGCTAACTGCCCAGCCTGGATTATATTCAACTTCGTCTCCTTTGTATTCATATTTAATAACAATATCATTTGATTTCATACAGTATAAACGCTCGTTACCTATTATAAACTCCCATTCGCCATTTGGTGTAAACCCTACTAGGTCACCAGAGCTAATATCAAGCGCATTTAAAGAGCTATTGTCATATTTTAATATACCAATAAGGCTCTGTTCTTTATCTTGCTTTAAATAGTCATTATTTAAAATAGGTTTAACAAAGCATCTGTCTCCAAAAGCTTTCCATTCACTATTTTTTTTATGCAAATAAATTTGATCTATTTGACAAAAATACAAATTATCTTTAAAATATTTGCTACTATTTTTTTCTTTACCTCTTATATCATAATATCTTCTAAAAACATTGTGATGTATTATTATTTCATCACCTATTTTTATTAAAGTTTTATATGCTAATGGTACAGAAATTACTTTAGCTTTTTTATTTATAAATTTAAAAGATTCTATACTAGAATTTAATATTAAATTTTTATCGTTTATTTTTAAAGTGTTGTTATATCTTTCTCCTATTGGTTCAACAATAAAATCGTATACACTATTCATATTCTAAATTATATTCAACAGATACCGCCATGTTAGTATTAAACTTCTTCCACGGCAATACCTCGTTGTTTTTTTTAATAAAAATATTATAAGAACCATCAGTATCTTCAAATATGATATAAGCTATTTTATGTCCCCCATAGACTTCTTGTCCAACGGAGTAGTGCATGGCATCATTTTTATAATCAGAACCAATGCTGATCTTCCTTATAATACTAGACATTTTATTGCTTTACTTCTTCAGAACTTTCTATTTCAGAATATTCACCTGTTTCTAAATCAATGCTAATTGCACCGTACTCTTTTTCTAATTCTTTTTTATACTCTTCCATTTCTTGGCTTATACCAGCGTATTCATGTAGTAATACGTGTTTTTGATTTTCAACAAACCCAACATCTCTTAAAAGATTATTCATTTTTGTTTGTTGTTCTTTAACTTTAGAAAGTTGCTCTTCTGTTACTTTGTTTTTCTTTACTTCTGTTTTTACTTTTGTCATTTGATTTAATTTAATTTAATTTAACTTATTTTAATATAATGCTATAATAGTTGTTGCTGTAGTTGCAGCATCAGTTGTGTATACTTTTCTAAATAATCCGTCTAATGTTGTTCCTTGCAATATACCATTTAAGGTAATGGTTTGATTAGGTGGTGCTGAAGCTAATTCTACTTTAACAGCACTTCCTCCAGCTGCTCCATTAATATATAATCCAAAAGCATCACCACCTGACTGTATATCAGCTTCATAGATACCGTTTGTTGCTGCGCCTGTACCTCCGCTAAAAGGTCTTTGTAAATCTGTTGCAGCTATAGTAACTGTTAAGGCTCCCGTTATAGCATTACCATCATTACTAGCCGTAAAGGCAGCTGTAATAGATGCTGCATCAAAAATTATTGTTTGTGCCGCGACTCCCATATTAGGACCTGCACCTGGATTTACTGGAGCGGTAACTACAGCCGCTTGGGCTGAACCAGCTGCCCGTGTTGATGCAACAACACAATTAATTATTGTTCCTGCATTATCTGTAGTTAATCTGTAAGATACGCCTTTATCTTTATTTTGATAACCTGCAGTAGGCCTTTCTTGAGCAGAACCTAAAAAAGTACCGCCTGAAGCAAATGCTATTACAGTTGTACTAACAGGAATATTTCCAGAAAGAGTTGATGCAAATTGACCCACTGGTATTCCAGCGGCGGTTGCTCCTGGTGATCTCAGGGTTGCTGATGTTAATAACGCAACGGCGTTAGTGTACATAGTACTTTGATTTTGTGGATACATGTTTTTATTTTGTTTTATCTTTTATTTTTTCAAAAGTACGTAAACCCCCAAGGCCTAACATACCCAATAGTACAGTCATTAAATGCTCCATTTGTAATGCCGGAGGAGCGTCCGCTGTTTTTGTAATCCAAATAAATAAATCTCTTATTACAAAGTTGTAAGCTAATGCAACT